GGCGGCGCACGCCATTACCTAGGGACCTTCAGCACCGAGCGCGAGGCGGCGCTGGCCTACAACGAGGCCGCGCTGCGGATTATTGGCGACCACGCTGTTATTAACGAAATCACAGAATGACTGACTACAAAGCAACGCCCGAGCAGTGGGTCAATCTTGAGCGCCGTCAACTTGGCGGCAATGATCTGGTTTGCGCTGCTTTAGAACTCCGCGCCAGGGTCGAGGCGCTGGAGGCGCTCATCCATGAACTGCAGACCATGCACAACACCGCCGTGGACTGGAAAATGGAGCAGGACTACCGACTGAACGAGCTGGAAGCTGCAACAACTCCGCCTAGATTCAGGCCCGGTGTTCACGTTGTTGTCGCCACTCCAACTGCCGGCGGTGGTCCTCCCGTCAAGGCAGTGGAAGTGCCATCGAACTGCAGGCAAAGACTGGAGCGCGAGGGCAAGGCATACCCAAAATCATCTTGTGATGCTTGCGGCACCATGTCACCCGCGTGGCGACAGTGCAATGCGGCCTTGGAGGCGGAAGCTGCGCAGCCGCAGCCAGCCCCTGCCGGCTCGCTGGTGGAGCAGATAGCGGATGCCTTGTGCCGCGCCCAGTTAGACAGTCCATCGTGGGAGCCAGAAGCCCGCGCCGCGATCCGCGAGGTGGCGGCGTGGTTGCGCTCACAAGGTCTGAGCACTGGTGATTACTGGGCAGAACGTCTTGAGCAGGAGGCCGACCGATGAGCGCGCTCACCACTGCTTGGATGCTCGGCTGCGTCGCCGGGTTCTTCATGGGTGCCGCCGTGGCCTCACGCCGCCGCCCAACGTGCCACGAGTTGATGCCGCCGCTGAAGCTTCAACGCACCGTGCGCCTCGACGAAGGCCATGTCCAGCGAGGCAACAGATCCGGCGCAAGCTACCAGCCAAAACCCCAAATTGATCCCAAAGGGCAGCGCCGCACATCCAACCCACCACCATCTGAACCATGACTCATCGCCCCACAATGACTGAAAACAAAGCACGCATTGCTCTCATTGTTATCACTGGTATTGGCGTTTTTGCTTTTGCGCTCTGGGGGCTACCTCAGTTTGGCGTCTACACCCGGACTCTGGCTGGTAAGGCCATGCTGATGGAGGCTGAAAGCACGCGCCAAGTGAAAGTGCTTGAGGCAAAAGCCAAGCGCGAATCAGCGACGCTAGAGGCCGAAGCCGAGGTCGAACGTGCCAAAGGCGTGGCCGAGGCGAACAAAATCATTGGCAAATCGCTGGAAAACAATCCACGCTATTTGCAGTACCTGTACATCACAGGTCTTCAGGAAGGTAGCGAAAAAGGCAATCGCACCATCTATGTGCCGACAGAAGGCGGCCTGCCCGTACCCACTCTGGGGATCGAAAAGTGACTGACCACCCAATGACACCACCGCCGGAGCTGGTGAGCAAATGGTGCCATGAAGACGGAGATGAAATCAAAACATCTCCACGCTGGTTCTTCTCTGTTTGCGCCAAAGCCGCCCAATGGGGTGCCGACCAGGAGCTGGAGGCGTGCCTAAGGCTGGTTGAAATTGACGGTGGTGAAGATGCTTATGACTTTGCTCGCTACATCCGTGCCGCCAGACGCCCCAAGCCACCGAGCTTGAAGGAGCAGGCGTTGGACGAATTGGTAGCAGCCGAACGTCTTTATCCCGCTGACTGGAGCACCATCCGCCGCGCACTGGAGGCCCTACCTGAATGATCAACATTGACTCTGACCAAGGCCGAATCGGTGAGCTGTGGTGGTTCAACACCGACCCACAACCTGTCGGCAAGTTTGTCCCCCTTGTGATCGGCATTGTCGATACGGGGATGGTGGTTAAGCGCAGGCTCATTCGCTGGGGAACCTTCGGCTTCGGCAGGTACGTCCGCATTGCTATGGAGCCGATCGATGACTGACTTTCGTGCGCTGTGCGCTGAGCTGGTTCAGTTTGCAGAACAAGAAGAGGAGAGAGCGGAAATGGATCCGGTATGGGGGAATGCAGGCCAGTATGACTACGGCGTACTAGATCGCGCCCGCACCGCCCTGGCCCAGCCCGAGCCGACGCAAGATTTATCGCAGCTCAGCGACGGCTATCACACCTTCGCTGATCTATATGAACACCGCCATGCGCTGTGCCTGGCTTTGATGCGGGCAATTCCAATGCACTGCTGGTTTAGCTGGCGCCACGCAGATGGTGAGCGCTGCTTTGGTGGCAACGACTGGTTCATTATTGGCATCGAACCACCTGGCGGCAACAGCGTGACCTATCACCTACCCGCCGAGCTTTATCCGGCTGCACGTGCAACAGGCGCTGTGGAGCTGGAGAAGGGCCGCCCATGGGACGGGCACTCCGCCGCTGATGTTGCACTGCGACTGAAAGAGTGGGCCACTCTGGCCCAGCCCGAGTCCAAGATGGTCTATCGATACAGCCCGGTCACCATTGCAGAGTGTGGGGGCCCATGCGAGCAGGGACCTGAGTGTTGCGACTGCGGAGAAATCAAAGGTGAACTTGAGCCCCAGCCCGAGCCGCAGGAGCCGACGGATGAGGAGATCATGGAGGTGTTCTGGGAGCACCAAAACGGCTTGGAGGAACTCTGGGCTGATGACTGGCCTGCGGCCGCCCGCGCCGTCTTAGCCCGCTGGGGCCGCCCCTCCATCGAGCCGGTGCCAATGAATAAGTGCCGGCCGGGGGCGGAGGATTGCGATGCGAAGGGGAGGTGCTGGATGTGTGGAAAAGTTGATGGCGATTGGAGGTTGATCAGTACCGACAATCCTGGAGTGCCCCAGCTCAAGTACGTCTTCTCCCACTGGCTCCCCCACTGGGCGCTGCCGGTGCCGCAGCAGGAGACTGAGTGATGATTCGACTGCTTGAGCTAGACACTAAATCAACCTCACTATGGATTTCACTTTCTGATTGCTGGACTGAAAACGGCACACCCGTGAGATTCCGGCTACGCAAACTTCAAAGCCCGCTTGACCCTTCTGTTAAGGCGATTTCTTTCATCTTTGGACCGCTATCGGTGAAGTACGGATGGACCACCCAAATTCGATGATTTCCCTCTCCCCCGCAGCACAAGCGGTGAAAGTTGCTGTTTTGGCACTTTATCCAGACAAGGTAACCCAGGACATTGGTTGGCCTCTCGACATCCCTACTATCGCCGCCGCCCTCCGCGCTGCTGCGGATCAGGTGGTGCCGGAAGAGCCAGAACCAAATCCATTAAAAGCATGGAGCGTCGAAGACTGGAACCACATGAACATAACAAAGTATCAGAGAGAAGAATGTCGCCGCCAACTGCTGGCCATCGCCGACGAACTGGAGACACAATGACTAACCTATCACCACAGGCGCAGGCTGTGCTTGACGCCGCCGCAAAGGCACAATTTGGATCATGTTACACACAGTTTGAAAGTATTGCCGCCGCTGTCCTCCGCGCTGCTGCAGATCAGGTGACACCTACAGGTAAAGACCGTGAGGATGCGCCCAAGGCCCACAGCCAGTTTTTCTTTAGCGGAATGAAGTATGCGGCCATTGAGCTTCGCGCCATCGCCGCTGAGCTGGAGAGTGGCAATGACTAACCGCGAATTGATCAACAGACTGCTGTTCTTGGCTCAAACGGCTGTAGACCAAGCGCTGGACCTGAACTACGACGACCCCGAGGATTACTTCATCTACCGCGAGCTGCGGGAGCTCAAGGCTGTTGCCGCCGAGCTGGAGGGCCAGTGACTGTCCCCCTTCTGTTCGAACTGCTGGTCGTCTACGTCGTGGCGTGCTGCCTGGCGCTGTGGCTGGCGTCGAAGCTGCTGCCTTAGCCCACAATCCCTACTTTCTAGTCACCATGACTGAGCTATCACACAGCGACGACGGCCTTGATGAGTTCGCCACCTTCTGGTGGGGGCCTGAGACAGACAAGCTCACGGTCGCCGAAGCAATCGAGAGTGGTCAGATGACGGCATTTATCCGAGCTGTGTCCACTTGGCTAACCGAGTAGTCACCTTCGCCACTTAGGTGTGGAGGTGGCGCCGGCTCTCGCGCCTGCACGCCTCACCGCAGCCTCCACACTGCGGAATGCCCAGTGATTCCTGAAAATCATTGGACTAACAGACTAGCAACTATGCCGGGTTGAGCCAGTCCCAAATACTGGCTTCTCGATCCGGTGACCACGAGGGCTGACTCCGGAACCAAGCGCGCCAATCAACCTCTGACCCCTTACCTCGATTGCACTCGGCACAAGCAGCGATCAAGTTGTGGGCAACGGTGTGACCCCCTTTGCACCGAGGACGGACATGATCCAAGGTTCCGGCTGGCTTACCGCAATAGGCACAACGGGAACCCCAGGAGTCGAGGATCCCCTGCCGAAATCGCAGCTTGGCGCACCGTTTTGAGCAGAGGAGGGAGCCATCGATGTGATGGTCCAACATGCCGGCTTGGCAGCTTTCCCAGCCTACGGACCAGAGCAAAGTCCGGATCGCAGCCTGCAACAGTGAAAACCGTGACCTCGAAATCTAAACTCGTGCACTTGAAATCTAAACTCGCACCTCGCGGATCTGAACTCGTGCATCCGGAATCTAAACTTGTATACCGCTAACTCGCATTCGCGCCCTATGCGCAAGTTTGCAATTTGGCGATACATTTTGCATATCCCGCCGCGTCTTGCGCTGTCGTGACGCAGAACACTACCGATACTTTCCGGAATGATGGTGCTTTAGTCAACGTGTTGACAGGAATGGGCCTGTCATCTCGAGACAAGACAACAGCAACATCTGTAGCAGCAAAAGCCTTCCTCTCAGAGCCTGAGCTCGAGGCCCTCTACAGCCATGGCGTGCCTCGTCGCTACGTCGACGCCATCGCTGACGAGATCCTGCGCCACCGCACCACCATCGTCCTAGGCAGCGACACCGAGCCTGATGCGAACGACACCATCAGCAGCTTTGAGACCTTCCTCCAGGCCACGCAGTTCCACTACGCCCTCTCCGAGGTCGTCAAACTGCAGCGCCTGTACGGCGGTGCCGGCCTAGTCCTGCTGATCGACGACGGTCTCCCAGAGGAGGAACCGGTCGACCTCAAGCGCATCCGCGCGGTCCGCGGCTTCGTCCCCCTGTCCCGGCACGAGCTGATCCCCGAGGACTTCTCGATCACGGACTATTCGAAGCCCTCGCACTACCGGATCACCACCAGCCAGCGGATCACCCCTGACCAGACGGGCTCGTACACGAACGTCCGCATCCACAACACCCGGGTCGCGCGCTTCGACGGCTTGTATCTGCCCTGGAACGTCCGTGTCCGCAACACCGGCTGGGGTCAGTCGGTTCTCCAGCTGATCTGGGAGGCCTACAAGCGCTACGAGTCCACGATGTCGGGTCTCGAGACCATGACCACAGACTCGGATCTTTTTGTCCACAAGATCCCCGGCCTATTCCAGCGGATTGCTTCCGGAAACGAGACGGATCTGCGTAAGCGCCTGGAGGCCAACAACCTCAGCCGCTCCGTCTACGGCGGCATGGTCGTCGACCAGGAGGAAGACCTTCAGTTCCTCAACCGTGCGCTGTCCAACATGGCGAGCGCCACCGAGCCCTTCATCAAGGATCTGCAAGCAGCCACCGGTTGGCCCGCATCCATCCTGATGGGCGACTCCCCTGGTGGTCTTGGTAAGGAAGGCCGCTTCGAGGAACGAGTCTGGGCCTCGTTGGTCGAGCAGTGGCAAGAGGTCTACTGCCGCACCCCTCTGACCGAAGTCTTCACCTACATCCTGGCCAGCCGAGAGGGCCCCACCCGAGGACGAATTCCGGAATCCTGGAGTGTGCGCTTCCCGAGTGTCTTCACCCAGACCGACGAAGAGAAAGCAGGTCTCCGCCTGCAGATGGCTCAGGTAGATGCGCAGTACATCAACCTGGGTGTCCTGAACCCCCTCGAGGTGCGCGAAGCCCGCTTCGGCGGTACCGAATACAGCATTGACACCACGCTCAACGAGGCTGTCACTGAGCAACTGGTGGCCCAAACCGACGCATCCTTCCAATCGCAGATGGCAGGGTACGAGGCCCAGCTCTCAGCAGCATCACCTGATCAAGCTGTCTTACCACCGGCAGAGGAGGAAGCAGACCCTGAGCAGGCTGCAATCCTCCCGCCCGGTCGTGGCGACGCCTCGCTCTTTGACCACTACGAGGCCCATGGCCTGCGGATCGCTGTTTCGCACGAGCTCAGCGGGGTCAAAGCCGGGTATCTGGTAGGCCCCGATGGTCAACGCACCGATGCCACCGAGGGCGCACCCCTGATGGTCTTCGGTCCCAACCGCGCCAAGGCGTACAAGCTCTACCGAGCGCGTTTTGTCGTCGACGGCGCCTTGATTGACGGGCCTTATGCCACGGGCTTCGCCTCCTTACGTGCAGCAAAGAGCGGCATCAACGCTTTATTCCCTCGGCAGACTGTGGCAGGGCTCTCCCCTGTATCCGAGGGCGAAGTCGAAGCACTCCGAGCCGCCTGGGAGACGTACTGATGACAACCCCCAACATCAACCCCGACGGTTTCCGGACAGCCGCGTACCTCGAAGCCCGAGCCCGTCTCGACGCACGCAGGGGTAAGACGCGGAGTTCAGTGAGCTGCAGACCTCCCAACACAAAGTGCGGGAATCGCTGTATCCCGCCTGAATGGGACTGCCGCCTTAAGGGCGAGGGCAACGACCCTCACCTCCGCTCGGTCGGGAAAGGTTCGGATCCCATTGGAGGTTTCGCCAACATCGAGCGAGGCATCAACCGCCTTGGTAAGGGCGTAGCCAAGCTCAGCTTCTCCGAGCTCGAGGGTGGTCGTCGCGCAATCGCTCGTGGTGCCGCCAAGGTGCACCCCGGTGATCTTAAAGCCAAAGAAGAGGTTAAAAACAATATCAACCGGTTTGCTACTTACGTTGGCGCTCCTGTTGCCATCGTCATGCTGGCCGCCCTCAGCCATAGAGGGCTATCTGTCAATGCGCAGTATCGTCGCGTAATTGGAGACAAGATTGACGATTCCGTCAAGACAGCAATTGATGGGCTCGCAAGGAATACCCCCCTCGTCGGTGACCGCATCCGAGCGCGTGAAGCGCTAGGCATCCAAGGGCTGCAGCACTCAGCAACGGCTCAAGCCCAGATGCGACAGGGCCTAGCTGGTCAAAACCTCCAGGCCATTGGTCGTCGTCAGAACCCACGCTCCGGTACAGGCCGCGATGCCCTCCGAGATCGGATGAACAGCGTCGACATGTCAAACGGGGTTCCCTCCAAAACGGCCTTCCCGGAGTGGGAGTCCCGGTCCCTTCGCGAGTTCTGGGGGACCCAGCGACCAGCCACCTTGAATCTGGGTCAAGGCAGCCTGTTCTCCGTCGGTTCGACTAACAATTTGCTAACCCGTAGCTTCGGGCTCCGTCGTCCCCAGGGATGGGGCTCCGATCTCAATGCTGACCGGATCTACACGCAGCGTGGTCTCACGGAAGTGATCGAGGCCCAACGCAGCCGTATCGCGACGGGGATGCAGCAGGCGGGACTTGATCCAAAGTCGCAAAGTGCCCTCCCTGAGTACCTCAACAAGACTGCAAAAAGTTGGAAAAGTGGTGATGCGGATCTAGACGCGGCCACCGAGGCGTACTTCATCAAGCTGATGGACGACAAAAAGTCTCCACTGGCCCAGGCTGAAACGCTCTACAAGGACACGCTGGGTGGTTTTGACAGTGTGTTTCGGGACGTAGCTGAATCGGGAACTATCGCCCCCGGCATTCGTACTGGCATCAAGGCCAGCTCGTATATCGACGCATCACTGGGGCACGCCCAATACTTGGCGAAGCGGCTGTCCTGGCAACGGCCTGTCCCCGGATCCGGTACAGCCCTGCTGCTGCGCAAGGCTTACCACTCCAAGGTCGTGATGGGACAGACCAAGCCCAGCTTCTCTATGACGGACACCGAGCTCGTGACTGCGGCCAGTGAGCTGCGGGGCGCGACGGTTGGTGATCCCACCGAGGCGCTCCGGATCGTAAACGAAGCAGGGGCGGCGTCTGGATGGCGTGTGATCACCCGAGTCCGCCGGGCAGCACCCACATCGAGCACTGCACAACGAGCCACAACAGGGGTTGAGCGTCCAGCCCGTCGTCGTTCACCCGGTCAGGCTGTCGCCGCTCTTCTACGGGAGAAAAACCCCGATGGCACTCCGCGTTATGCCACGCGCGAAGCCGCCGAGAACGCCTACGAGGCCATGCGCCGTCGCGACTCAGTCGACGCACGTCTCGACAAGCGCTGTGGGAAATCCGGCATTCCGGACAACCGCAAGTGCTCAAAACAAACTGCAGCCGTTTCAGCGACGGCATCGACGACTGAGCGTCCTACAACGTCCGGAACACCCGGCACCACGCTTAGCCGTGTAGGCAAAGCAGCCGCCATAGCCGGCACGGTGGCTGGCCTGACTCTCGGTGGACGGCATGCCTACAAGAACAGGCATTCCATGGGGTTGTACAAGAACTCCGCCCGCTACATCGAGCAGGGCATCAAAGGCTTGTCTGACACCCAGGTGCGCCGGAGCATCACGAAGCTCCCCAAGCAGTGGCAGCAGCCCGCTAGCAAGCTCTTAGGTAAGGCCAAGCTTGGTCTGGCCTATGTGGCTGCAGACGCCCAGGGCCTTCGGCTCAAGCACGTTGACACTGAGAACAACTTCAGCACCTGGCACAACCCGACGACAGGGCACGTCCTGAGCATGGGCTCGGTCGACGATACCCTCGTCACCTTCGTCGCCGAGCGCAAAGGCAAAGCCGGTGCTTTTGACAAGTACGGCGTGGCCTTCCAAACCGACCTGAGCTTCTCCCAGAAGGAGGGCGTCACCAAAGCGCAGTCCCTGGCAGTCTCGAAGCAGGTCAAGAGCATGTTCAACCGTCAGCTGGACGAGCTCCCCGAGAACGCTGTCCTGTTCAACAAGCCCTTCAAGGACGATGGCTTGGGGAACAAGCGCGCCAGCATCTACAAGCGGTTCAAGTTCCGTGAGTTGAACGGCCTGCGCGGCAACGAGATGTACGCACTCAAAAACCAAGGGAAGCTCACGCGTATTCCCGAGGAGCAAGAGGCCTACATCGTGGAGCTAATCCGTGGTGGTGACACTCAGGCTGCAGCCGCGCAGTACCAAGCTCGTTCACGCCGAGACCACGGGCTCCTGCCGGACAAAACCGCGCCGGTCTAACTGGTGGACATCCTTGAGCAGTACAACCGCACCCTCCGCACCACCGAGGACGGCACCCTGCGTCTGCTAAACCGTGTCCTCGACCAGGCCTTCAACCGCCTGGTCCGTCGGACGCGGATCCACATGAAGGCCGGCTACTCCGATCCGACCCAGCGCAACCTCGCTTTGCTGCAGGAGTTCCGGCAACTGATCCCAGCTATTCGGCCCGACAAGGTGGACGCATACGACCGGTTATTCCGGAATCTCGTGCGTGACGCCTCTGGTCTCGGCTTGGACGTCAGCCAGAAGTTGACCACCCAGATGCGCCCAGACACGCCGCGCATCGATGTCTCCATTCCCTTGGAGGCCACGGTGGCGGCTGCAAGTCAAGCCAAGGGCTATCTGCGCCGTCACGGCGAGAAGTTTGCCGAGACCGCTGCAGCCACTGTCGCCCAAGGGATCGCCGAAGGCCGTCCCACCGACGCCATGGTGCAGGACATGCGACTCCGCCTAGGTGTGGTGAAGTCCCGTGCCGACGTGATCGTGCGCACGGAGTCCTTACGTGCTTACAACAGCGCGTCCAACACGTACTACGCAGCCCAGGGCATCGACGTCGTCATGTACTACGCGACTGCTGATGACCGAGCTTGCCCCATCTGCGCCCCGCGGGCCGGGGAGCTCTACAGACGCAGCGAAATCAAGGTGCCCCTTCACCCCCGGTGCCGCTGCTACGTAGCCCCCTGGGATCCCGAGATCGCCCAGATGGACCCTAACTACGCGGCTATGCGAGATCTACATAAGCAAGAGGTGGCAGCCGCCATCCAGCGGACCGGCACCACCGAGCTCGCAAGCCTCAACCGCGCTGCCGTCTTCGAGCAGCTCGCCCCCGTCCCCCTCAGCGCCGGGTGAAGGGTCCCAGAAAGCGGGACAGCGGACCCAAGGCATCCAAACGACGATTCAGCTCCTCAAGCTGAGTCTGAATCTCATCAAGACGCTTAATTACTGTGTCAACACGCTGAGTAATAGGGCCAGCAGCTTGCTCAGCTTCATGTCCTAGGAACTTTCCGATGTCCACGGGAGGTACTCCACTACCCGTCACCGTAAGAAAGCTCTATCAGCGGTAATCTGGCCTATCCGACTACGCCATCTCGGCCACCCTTGCTATGGCCAAGCCCAGCATGTCCATGAAGTCCAAGTCCATGGAAATGGAGCCGGGCGAGGGCAAGAAGCACGAGATGGCTGAAACCGAGCAAGAAGAGCTCCGCGAAGGTGCCGAGCCCGACGACATGCCCGCGGGCAAGACCAATCGCAAGCGCAGCGCCAAAGGCACCAAAAACACCAAAGCCCCCTTGGATGGAGAGGGCTGCAGCTGCGGAGCGCGCAAAGGCACAGCCTCCTGCGATGGCAACTGCGGTAGCTACGCCAAGAAGATGGACCGCAACGACGCCCTGACCCCTCAGGAGTACCTCGCCGCCTGCGACCTCGGCATCCAAGGCCGCAGCCGTTCTTACATCCGAGCCCGCCTTGACGCGGCAGCGCGGCTTGATCTGAAGTGTGGCAAAGGCTCGATCTCTCAGGGGGAGAAGTGCAGCAAGGGAACGGCGACCAGGGTGCAAGCAGAGCGCGCTATAGCGACAAAAGGACGGATTCCGTCAGGTTGGACAGTCAGAAAGCAAACATGGGGAGAACGCTTCGGTGACAACATCAAAACAGGCTTTGGTGAGGGTGTTAAATCAACAGCCAAAGTCGGGGCTGTAGTTGGTGGAGTCACTGGTCTGGCAGCTGGAGGCCCAGCTGGAGGAGTAGGTGGTGCATTGGCTGGTGCGGCTGTAGGGGGAACTCTCGGTGCTGTCTCAGCGCCTCTTGGGGCCGCAATTGGTGCCACATTCTCTCCCCCAACATCTGTACTCGAGCGCAAAAGAGGTAAGCGCCGCGACTCCGTTTACGCCCCTGGCTTCTCAGTGGACTACGACCAACTCGCGCTCTGAGCCATGACACTCACCCCGAGCACGGTTCGCCTTGACCTCAAGTGTGGCAAAGGTGCCATCTCTCAGGGGGAGAAGTGCCGTAAAGGGCCGGCAAAAACAGCGTCATTCGCTGAGAATCTCCTTAAGTATGGTGGTGCGGCTGGTGCTGTAGGCAGCATTGTTTACGCCACACGACGCGGAGCCAATGTCTTCGGTGCTACTAGCGCCTTAAACACATCTATTGGTGCGGTTGCATCTGGCGTGGCCATGGAGGGCGCCCGCACCAAGAACAGATCAAAACAACTACTTGCAACTTCAGTAGCTGCATCTAACTTTGGAGCGGCAGCATTTAATGCGTATGCTGCGCACTCAACTGGGAGCTTTAACCGTCAGTACAAGAGTGCAGCAGAAACTTTTAGTCGGGGCCAACAAGAGACTAACGAGTCATTTAATAATGCCTGGCGCAACGTCGGAGGTAAGCAACGTCCCGGTGCATCCTCTTATTCTCGCAATAAGCAGGGCACACGTAGGAACATAGCTGTAACCGATCCTTTTAAGGACATTGGCGTGCCTGAGAGCGCTCCCGACTCGCAAGTGAAGGCTGCTTGGCTAAAGCTGATGCGACAACATCACCCTGATGTGGGTGGTGACCCCCGTAAGGCTCAACAGATCAACGCCGCCTATCAAGAGATCCTTCGTCGTAGAGGTAGAAGCGACTCCTTCTACGCAGCTGGATTTCATTTCGATTGGGAGGCCCTAGTACTATGAACCTCACCCCGAGCACGCTCAGACTCGACCTCAAATGCGGCAAAGGTGCCATCTCCAAGGGCGAAAAGTGCCACAAGGGCCCTAGCACTGCAACCAAAGTCGCAGCTGCTGGTCTCACTGCCGGTGCGATTACCCTTGGGGCCTGGGCCCTAACTCGCAAGTCTGGAGGCGGAGCACGCCTGAGCCGGGCTACCACTGCCAACCCCTCGAGCCCTGAACGCCCCGCCGGTCCGCCCCGCCTGCCCGGCTCCACCCCACGAGCCCTTCTCCCACCGGCTCGGGTTCCCCAGTCCAAGACCGCGCGCATGCGCCAGAACACGGCAGCCGCTATTCGCAATGCGGAGCAACGCATCGCCCAGACAACCCGTGAGGAGGTTCGACGCCTCGGCCAAATTGGCAACACCATGGCCGCTACCGGTGAAGCCACCGGCATGGCGGTCAAAACCGCTGGGCGCGAAATCCGCCTACGCACCGAGGCCGCACGCCGCCGGTTTGAGCCTGGTTATCGCCGGCCCGATCAACGGCAGCTTCCCGGTGGCATTCAAGCCGCTCTCCCTGAGATCAACCTGACCCCCGAGCGTGTACGCCTCCCTGTTGACCCCCGTACTGGCCAACCAAGTCGCCGAGCCACACAGGGTTTTGGCCGCCGCGACAGCTTCATCCAGCACTACGCCCCGGTCCAGCTCCAACCGCCCACCCGTCGTGACGCTTGCTGGGAGGGCTACATCCAAGCCGGGATGAAGCGCCAAGGCAAGCGCGAAGTACCCAACTGTGTACCTGCCTCCTCTGGACTAGCCAAGCCTCGTACCCAGAAGGACACCGAGGACGGCAAGAAGTACACCAAGACCGTCACCAACCCCGAGACTGGTCGCACAAACAAGATCCGCTACGGCGCCAAGGGCTACCGCATCGCCCCCGGCACACCCAAGGGTGACCGCTACTGCGCCCGGTCCTTCGGCGACATGAAATCCGAGGGCTACGACTGCTCCGGCGCTGAACGCAACACACCTCTTTGCCTCTCCCGGGCTAAGTGGAAGTGCTCGGGTAAGACCAGCCGCCGCTAAGTCCGCACAATGAGCTCAGTTACTCGAGCCTGAGTGCAGGACACCGACGTGAAACCGGCCAAGCCGCCCGAACACGCCTTCACCCGCCTCTGGTTCTGGAACTCAGCCGGTGCTCAGACCCTGCTCTGTCCCGTCCACGAAGCCAACACCATCCGCCGCCGTCTGATCTCCGAGGGCGCCGTCGTCTGGCACACCGAGGTCTACAACGCTTAGACGCCCTGCAGCATCTCGTGCAACGGTACTGAGTAGATCTCGCTTAATACTATTAGCTTCGAAAGTCC